AAGAGATGATAGAAACTTTAAAGTTGGAGATATACTTTTACTAAGGGAATGGGAGCATCAATATTCAGGAAGGAAAATAAAAAAGAAAGTAATATATATACTTAAAGAAATAGAAGGAATTGAAATAGGATATTGCATATTAGCATTAGGAGAGGTATAGAAATGATAAATACAGGAGATTTAGTTAAATTTAAAGTTTATGGAAAGGAATTTATAGGAGAAGTAATAGGAGTATTAGAAGTAAAAGATTGGGATAATAAAGATTTAATAGGAAAGAATATGTATAAAATAGATACATTAGGAGATACACTTGAAGTATTAGAAGAAAAAATAATAGCCGTATATACTATGAAAACGACCTAAGCAAGTCATAAAAAGGTTTAATTTGATGGCTTATGAAAATATGTAGCAGGATTTCAGATTTGGGATTTTTGTAAGTCAACCTACCTAAGATGGTGTTTTCACCCTCTAAATTTTATATGAAATAGAGGTGAAATCTTGAGTATAAGTATAAGATTTCTTGATATGAATAAGTTAGGAAATGAAAAAGAGCAAATAATAAAAGTGGTTGAGGAAATGTATGAATTTATTAATGCCACAAATGATGAAAACCAATTAGAAGAATTTTATGACCTAGTACAAGCTTCTTTGAATTTGCTCCAAATTAGAAATTTTACATTAAAAGAAATTCAAGAAGCAGAACAGAAACATATAGAAAAACTCAAAGGAAGAGGGTGGAATATGTATGAAAGCTAAACCACTTAGACTTAGACATATAATCTTCTTGCATGAAAATAAGATAAATCCTAATAAATATTTATTTGTCAAAGAAGATTTTGAGAGCTACACATTCCAGGACATAGAAACAAAGAAATTAGTCACTATAAGGAGATAGAATTATGGCCAAGGATATAGATATAAAAGAGATAATAGAAAATACAGCAAAAGAAACTGCAAGAGCAACAGTATCAGAAATGAGAGTTAACAACATGGTTAAAAGGGAACTCACATATTATAAAAGAGTAGAACTTATATTATATAACTATGAAAATTTAAAAGAAGCTATAAAACAAAAAGAAGAAGATATAGAGTATATAGACAAGCATGGGCTTCCTGAAAGTAGTAAGTCAGTAATTATATATTCATCAGCTGGAGGAGTGAGTAAGGAAGATAGATATTTAGAACTTAAAGAAAAATATATGCGAGAAAAAATAGAGACTGAAAGGGACTTGAAGAGGATAGATAATGCATTGGATAAAATAAGAAAAGACAAATATTTTGATATAATACAGCTTAAATATTTAAATAAAGAAGAGGAAAAAATAAATACAGATGAAAAGCTAGCTGAAGTATTAAAAAAAGATAGAGGAACCATTATAAGAAATAGAAAAAGAATTATAAATAAGTTAATAACTATCTTTTTCCCAGAAAGTATAAAAGAGTATTCATAAAATGCAACAATATATGCAACAATGTATGCTATTGTAAGTTTAAAAAATATATAATAATATGTTATTAAGGAATTTTACAAAAGCACTTGATTAATTTCAGGTGCTTTTTATTATGTAAAATTTTAAGTGGTCCTTATTTAGTTACGAGCAGGTGTGTAAATACTAAATAGGAGATGATACAAATGTTAAAGCCACCAATTTGTCGAATGGGCGGAAAAAGTAAATTAAGAAAAACTATAATAAGTCAAATACCAGAACATACATGTTATGTTGAATTATTTTTTGGAGCTGGATGGGTTTACTTTGGAAAAGAACCAAGCAAAGTAGAAGTCATAAATGATATAGATAAAGAGCTTATTAATCTATTCAAAATGATTAAATACCATGCACCAGAAATAGAAAGATTATTAGAATATGAGTTTTCAGGTAGAGATATATTTGAGGAATATAAGCATTGTACTGTAGAGTACCTTACAGAAATCCATAGAGCAATAAGATTCTTATATTTAATAACTCAAAGTTTTGCAGGAAGAGGAAATGTTTATGGATATGGAACTACTACGAAACCAGCACCACAAATATTTTACAAAAATGTTCTGAATGATTTGAAAGAAAGATTAAGAAACACATATGTTGAAAATCTTAATTTTTCTAAGATAATAGAAAAATATGATAGAGAAAATACTTTCTTTTATTGTGATCCACCATATTTTGAAACAACTGGTTACTCAAATAAATTTGAGGAAGAGGACCATATATTACTAAGAGATATGCTTAGTAATATAAAAGGTAAGTTCCTTCTATCAATTAATGACCATGAGAAAGTAAGAGAATGGTACAAGGATTTTAATATTGAAGAGGTAAAGGTTAATTATTCTGTTTCTAAAGAAAGTAAAGCTAGAGGCAAATATAATGAACTAATAATAAAAAATTATTAATAATTCCAAACGTTTGGAGATATGAGGTGAGGTGATTATATGGAACTACAAAAAGTAAAATGTGATAAATGTAATGCTGAATTTAATATTTCTGAAAAAAGCATAAAAAGCCATATGCTTAGCAAAGAAAAAAAGATTGAAGAAACTTATTTCTTTTGTCCTAAATGTAAACATAAATATATTATAACCATTACTGATGAAGAAATAAGAAGAACTATACAAGATTGCAAGGCTATTGAACAACAAATCATAGGACTAATTAATATAAAGAAGAAGATGCTTGGTAGAGCAAAAGAAAAATCTTTAAAACTTGAAAAAGAATGGAAACAGTAGAACTTGTAAGTTGGATAAATAAATTAATCCAAGAGAAAAATATTCATGCATTTTATGTAAGTGGTGTATGGAAGAAATTAAGGAAAGATGTACTTGAGGAATGCAATAATGATTGTCAACTTTGCAAAGCAAAAGGAAAAGCAAGTGCAGCTACTACAGTACATCATATTGCTCATTTAAAGGAGCATCCAGAGTTAGCTTTGACAAGAAGTAATCTAATGGCAGTATGTAAAGAGTGTCATAATGAGTTGCATCCAGAAAAACATTTTTATAAACAAAAGATTGCAATCAATGAAGAAAAATGGTAGATACCCCCGGGTTAAAAAAATGAAAAATTTCTTAAGCAGGAGAGAACGGTATAAGAGGGAGGACAAAAGCGATTTTTTAAGCTTTTTCATGAGGGGGGGTAATTTGCACACAAAAAATAGTATGCAAAATCATAGAAATGAGGTGGTGATTATGAATGAATCTGAAAAAATAAAAATTCGAGAAAATGCTGAAAAAGACTATAATCTTGGAATGAAATATATAGATATAGCTACTAAGTATTCTGTATCAGTAAATACCGTTAAAAGTTGGAAACAAAGATACAAATGGGAGCGTGAAAGCATTCAAAGTTGCAGGTGCAATAAAAAAAGTATGCACTACATTGGAGATACACTTTTTTTAGAAATAAGAAAAGATTTAATGACACAACTTGCTAATAATAAAACATTTGGAAAACATTACGAAGATTTAGTAAATGATTATATGGAATTATGGAATATAAAAAATAATTTGATTAAAGATATAAAAGAAAGAGGTGTTGCTGTTAAATGGAGCAACGGGAAACAGGGTGGAATAAAAAAGAATGATAGCATTGCTGAATTAAATAAAACATCAGCACAAATGTTAAAGATTTTAAGTGAATTAGGATTAAAACCAGTACCTATTGAAGGTGATGGTGATGATAATGAGTTATTGTAATAATATAAAAAACATTCCAGAAATTCAGGACTATATTGATATTGTAAGAGAAAATAGCAAAGCACCTTGTAAATATCCAGTTTGTAAAGAACAGATATTATTAATTAATTATGTTGAGAAATGTTTCAAAGAAGAAAATCTTTATGTAGATACAGAATTACTTGCTAACTATTTAAGACTTGAAGTATACTTTCCTTTTAATTTATTCGAGTGGGAAAAGTTTATATTTACTCTTCACAATTGCACTTTTTCAGAAAATGGTCTTTTAAGGTGGCCAGATTTGTTTTGTATGGTTGGCAGGGGAACTGGTAAGAATGGTTATTTGTCTTTTGAAACATTCGCATTAATTAGTCCATATAATGATGTTAAAAAATATCATATTACTATTTGTGCAAATTCAGAATCACAAGCTACTACTTCATTTTTTGATGTATATGATATGCTTCAGGATAATGAAAAGAAAATGAAAAAGTGGTTTGTTTGGAATAAGACAACAATTAAATGTTTAAAGACTGGTTCAGAATTAGGTTTTGCTACTTCTAACCCATCTACAAAAGATGGTGGAAGACAAGGGATGATAGCATTTGATGAAATACATCAATATGAAAACTTTAAAATATTGAATGTATTTACGTCAGGACTTGGAAAGAAAAAAGATCCTCGAAGGACTTTTATTACTACAAATGGATATGTAAGAGAAGGACCTTTAGATAAAACATTAGAAAAAGCAAAAAATATTCTCAAAGGGGCTATTAATGATAATGGTATGTTACCTTTTATTTGTAAACTTGATGATGAAAAAGAGTTTAAGGATAAAAAGAACTGGCATAAAGCAAATCCTTCGCTTAGATATTTACCATTTTTACAGCAAGAAACTGAAAAAGAATATAATGAATATTTAGAAAACCCTATTGATAATCCTGATTTTATGACTAAGAGAATGAATATTCCTAAATCACAGAATGAAGACAGAGAAGTTACATCTTGGGATAATATTTTAGCAACTAATCAAGAAATACCTTATAAAGATTTAGAAGGTTGTACTTGTAGAGTTGGAATTGATTATGCAAAGACAACAGATTTTATATGTGCAGGACTATTATTCAAATATGGAGAAAAATATATTTGGATATCTCATACTTGGG